ACTCCTGTAAGTTATTTATTAAGCTCCCCCAAAACAGAGAAGCATTGTTACCAATATCTTTTTCCCCACTCCCTGCTCCCAATTCCCCATTCCCTTTTTTATTCAATGCGTAAGGATTAGCCGGAACATTGCAGATACTAAATTCAAGCAATTCCTGTTTACGGAAAATTAAGCTCGTTCCATCTTGGCTGTCTTCTTTGGACGGTATTTCAATCTCCAATGCACGAAAGCCAACCGAACCCGCCCTGATAACCCCAGCCTTTACCCTTTGCCCAATGCTCCAACCGAATTGGTCAAAACTTTTGTCGTTGAAAAACACAACGCCATGAAGCCCATCCCCATCGACAGCAAGCCCCTCAATTTTTCCTATGGCTGGAATGTCGTACCTGTGCGCCCATTCGACAATGGGATTGTTCATGTACCGCTTAAAATCCCAGCCCTGCGGGTCTATCCTCTCCCCAAATCTATCGAGGTCAAATGTTGAAAGCGTCCATGCAAAACCTTCTGCTTTAGGCGGCATGGATGCCGCTGTATCCAATGCTTTAGGTGTAGTTTTTGCTTCGCAAAAACTACAAGCTACAAATTCGCATGGATGCGAATTTGTAGCACCAATATCCGCTGTTAGGTGAAACGGAACAGACGCTATAAGCTCCACATCAGCGGAAGCTTTATGAATTCCCGCCGCATCTGTTTTAATTCCCAAAAAATCCAGCAACACAGGCACATTGCCAATCCGATAGCTTTCGCTCTTAGTCCTGATAATCATAAGTTTTCTTCTCCTTTCCTTTTCTGCCTTTTTTCTTTCCTCTTTTCGCTTCCATCGGCAATGGGCTTAATTCAAAATTACGCCCAAGACAAATTGGATCGTCCGGGCTAATCAGCTTTAAATGTTCCGCAACCCTGACCAGCTCGCCTTCATTCCGTACGCAAAACTTGTTAAACATTTGCCTTTTATGATAATTTACCGTCCTTAAGCTGATGCACAATTCCTGGGCTATTTCATTTCCTTGTAATCCGTCATGGGCAAACCTCAATACATCCAGTTCCCTGCCAGTAACAGGGGTCGCCTCATCCGGTAGCGCATCCCGTATATCTATCCGTTCCTGTACCGATGGAGAAATAAAACTTTTACCTTCTCTTAAACGGGCAAGCCCAGCGTAGAATTGTTCAGTACCGTCCAGAATATCTATAAAGGAATTGACATGATTGGCGATAAACGACATGCCATAATCGGCTGGGTAACGATCAAAGGAGATAGAAACAACCGCCATGTTAAGCTCGTCAAACCGCTGTAGTATATCAGCTGCCATTGAGGGCGTAGCGGTTTTGTGAAACCTTGCACCCATTATTACAAGCCCAGGCTTTAATTCGTCAATGAGCATTTTCAAACCTTCTCCTTCCACAGCGGTTACGGTAACATTAGCAAACCCCAATTCTTCAAACCGTTTCTTAAAGTGCTTATGAAAATTTTCGGCTCTGCTAACCACTAACGTACCCCCGAACATTATTCGCCATCGCCGTCCTTGCCGCTGTTAGTCGGTACAAAGTTCTTGGGGCGATACCAAACATCTCCCCAGGGCTTAGGCTCCTTCCCACGCTCCTTTAATACGTCGTTAATTGTTTTTAATCCGGCGTTTATCTCGGCTATATCTCGTTTACTCTGCGAGTCTTCGCTCTCTTGCAGTTCGGGAATGTCCCACAAGTCAAATACGCCACGTTCCTTAATGCCAAAGCGGATGAAAAATTGTGTCTCAAGTATTTGCTCATATTGTTTCAGAATTGGGATAAGCGTGTATTTCCAAAATGCCGAGTGCTGCTCCGCCGTATCCTTGCCGGACAGAGCAGTAGACTTATCGCTAATGTTGGCTACTCTTGGCGGTATGCCGTACTTCGCAAGTATCGTGTAAAGGTTCCAGCGTTTAAGCTCAAATAGTTTTATAACTTCCGGCGTAAATGAAAGCGGCTCAAAGTTTGTCCCTTTGCCGAGGACAGCAATCTTGCGCCCTGCCCTGACAGCCCCATACTTGCTTTCCCACCGCTTTTCAAGCTGGTCGGCTTCTTCCGGCCTTAGCGTTTGTTCTGTTTTAAGTATGCCCTGCGGTATAGCGTTGTTTTTCAGCAACTGCGAATTGGCTTTGTTTGCGTAATAATCCTGGTCAAGTTCCAGAGCCAAAGAGACTAAGGGATTAACCCCACGGACAGAGTTCCAGGGGTTCCATTCCCGAAAGTGTATAATCTCGTCAGACAAGATAGGTATTAGCTCTGTGGCAGAATGATAAAACCAGCGGCGTGGCGCATTCCAAAACCCAAAATCAACCCCTCCCCTTAATTCTCCCTCATGCCTCATTTTTCTAGGGTCTAGTACATAAATCTCTTTTGGCAGACCGCCCGAATAATCAGGCCCGAACCACCAAAAAGCCTCCCCCTCCAAATGCCACCAAGCTGCGGTCTCCTTCCACAGATCAAAGCGGCTTTGAAAACTATTTGGTTTTTGGAATAGATTATAAATTGGACCGTCAACAACATCGTTCCCGCCCTTCTTTATGCAGAAATCGGCACGGGCGATATTGCGGATCAAGATGCCAATAGCAATGTTTACCCAGGCATTGAACAGGTATGCATTACCTACTTGCAACTCTCCAAAAAAATTATCATTGAAGTCGCCAGCGGTCAAGGGAAACACGCCGCCAGTTTCGCCTGTTACCCCTTTATTTCCCTGTAGGCTAATTTGTTGTCGCCTATTGGCAGGCAGTAACCGCTTGAATATGTTCACGCTAGGATCACTCCTTGCTGAACATCCGAAAACACAGCATACCGCAGAGCGTCAAGGAAATGGTCGTTTACTTTGACAATCTCCCCGGCTTCATCACGGCAGTAATCCCATATTTCAGAAAGCACCCCGGTACACTTTTCCGAAACATAAAATTGACGGCGTTCAATTTTGGCGTTTATATAATCAATGCCGCTGTCAACGCTGTTATTGGCTTTAACGCCCCCGGTTATTTCCTGTATCCTTTCACCGCCAGCAGGGTCGCAATAAACAGGAAGCCCTAAGCTTTCCCCAGGAAAGCACCCGTCAGGACAATCCAACAAACCCCTTGCGGTTACCTCCTCATTAAAACTTTGGGTAGTCATGTTGTATGCTCCGTAATCGCCCAGGACATAAACCACATCCCCAAGCCAAGCAATCAAAACAAACGTGATATTAAGCCCGAAATCCTGTCCGGCGGCGTATCGGTCAAAGCGTTCAGGCAAGTCAGAAGAACGCAAAATCATTGACTCGTCAAACTTGTCATAGATAACGCCCTCGGCCTTTACCCAAAGCCCATCCCTAAATCTTGCCTTTTGCTTTTCAGGAAGCGTGTCGAGAATGTCAGATATATAATCTTCTGGCAGGTTAGCTTTGTTATCTTCCGGATTAAGGAGCATTGCTTGATAAAGCTCAGGTTTCTCTAAGGGGTCGCCAGTAAGGAATGTCCGTTTCAGAACAAATATTTTGTAAGCCCAATGAAGCGGCGAACCCGGATTGCAGTCATAGAAAAACAAATTCCTACAGCCCTTAATTCTCATTGCAAGCCGAGAGTAAGCCGTAGTAACCGCCGCATAGGAAAGCTGGCTTATCTCATTAAAATAAATTGTGTTGTACTCATGCCCTAAAATCTTGTCCGCCTGCTCCCTGTCCCCCAGACCGCCTATCCAAATTTCCGAGCCGTTAAAAAGGGTAACCATGCTTTCATGTGCAAGGTATGTATATCCGTTTTTGCCAACGGTATTGTCGAGCCACGGCATCAATGTCTCCCGCAGTACGGATGAACGAGCGTCTTTAGCCCTGTAGCGGCAAATCAAATGGCGGCTTCCGGCATACATCAAAGCCCGAAAGATAATCGCCATAACCAGCACCGTAGTTTTCCCCGAGCGTGAACCGCCGAAAAGCAAAATGTGTTTAGCCCCGCCCTTTAACAACGCAAGGGCTTTTCTCTGTACCGCAGTAGGCTTGAATAAAACCGTCGTACCCATCACAGCCCCTCAAAGTCAGAAGTAAAATTCAATTCGCCTTGCTTCGTTTCGGGCTTGCCATTAGGCGCAACCAGCCCAGCCGCCTCGCGCTCCGCCTTTATTGCCGTCTTTACCCATTCGGGCAAAGCGTCTTGCGTCAAATCCGCAGGGTTCATTGTGTCGAGTTTTTTATTAACGACATCGAGCATTTTCCCGGTAACCATCCTCTGCTTTTCTCCCTGCGCCTCGATGGTTTTCCTCATCTCCCCTTGTTTCAGGCGTTCTATGTACCTGTCATATTCAGCCGCACGTTCCCGCCAGCGGAATTTACTGCACCAGCTACGCCAAACTTTGTAGCGTTTCTCCCTTTTGGCTTCGTCTTTCTCTGCGCTCTCTACCGCCTTGCGTATGCTTCTATCCGGCCCAATGTCTCGGAAATGGCAAAAGGCTAAAAATGCCTTAGAGCTTTCCCATGCCAACTGTTCCCAGCTTTCAAAGGGCATAGCGTCTTTTTTTGCTTCGTCAACTATTTTTTCAAAATCGCTCATACAACGCCCTCGGTTTCCTCAGCCTCAATATCCTTTTCATCTTCCACATCCCTGTCATTTCCGGCCTCATCTTCCGCAAACAAATCTCCGTCCTGTTCTTCGCCGCCATTGCCCTGGGGGTTTTTGCCGTTGGTCTCAATCCATTGCTCAATCTCGGAAACACGGAAGCGGATTATTTTCATAATCTTGTGGTAGGGAATGTCATGGTTAAGCACCCACTTTCTGACTGTCTTTTCCGCTATGCCCAAATACTTGGACAGCCCCTCAATGCTCAAATAAGTTTCCAAACCCGCCCCCATTCAAAAAACTTCATAAGTAAAAATAGCCAAACCCAAAAAGCGGAAATGTCCGCTTTCCTTTATGGAAATCATCCGCTATCAGTAACAGGGGGGGTACTGTCATTTAGTGCAACTTTCAAAAATTTTTGCAAAAAAAAGCCCCCGCCTTGTCTGCAGGGGCATAACTCGTCATTTCTGATTGGTCTAGGACGCTTTTCTTTTCCTTCCGGCTTTGTCATCTCCCTGTGGTTTTACAAGGGTAAGGGCAGGACGTTCATTCCCCGCCGCTTCGCTTATTTTGGTTTCCGGCTTTTTATGCTTCTTTTTCAGCAGTTCCGCCTGTATTTTTGGGACTTCCCCGAAATCAAGCGGGTCAAAATGCGTGTACCGTTCCGTCATTTTTTCTGATTTGTGCCCTGTAACCGCCTGTACTTTCTGGATTGTCAATCCCGCCTTTTGCAGTTCCGTGTTGCAGAAATGCCGCCACGCATGGATATTAAGCCCACGTTCCCTTATCTCCTCATCGGTTATCCCGATATTGTTAAACGCTTTTTTTAAGCCTTTGTATATGTGCTTGCGAGTAACAGGGGTAGTCCCGCCGTCAAGCGAGAAGATATAGCCTTGTCCGTTTGCCTTCATCAGCTTTCTCAAATCCTTTACCAATTCGGCAGTAAGGGGAATATGGTGTTTAATCTTGGTTTTTGTTTCACGGTAGCCGTATTCGTCATATTGTCCGCATAAATAGATATGGTCGTCATATACAAATTCGCCCCTAAGCCCCAGCACCTCACAGCACCTCATGCCAGTTAAAGCCGCTATTTTATTGGCGGTACAGCGCAGTAAATCGTTGCCCCAAACTTTTTTCCAGTCGTCTACAAACAATGCCTTGAATTCGGCATGGGTGATTATTTTCTTGTCCGTCTTTTCGCTAAGCAGTTTTTTAACATCGAGGAATGGGTCTCTGCCAATAATCCTTT